ATATATATAATTATACAATAATTATTATAATACTTGTTTATAAATTAGAATACAAACTAGTAATATATACTATTCTTTTTTAGTAATAAAAAGAAACAAAAATATTTTTTTAATATATATGAAATATCTTTTTATTGATATTCGTAAAAGTGATGAAGTATATTCAAAACATTTTGATCAATCAGATCAATATAGTTTTTATAATATCCCAATGAATATGATTAGATTTAACACTAAAGCAATTATTAAACATTTAAAATACATTGATGAAATATATATTGTTTGCCAGAGTGCAAATAGGTCACAATTTATCAAAAAAAAATATTTTAGTAATTACGATAAAATTAAGGTTAGTAATTTACTTCAATTTTCCAATCTAAAATTTGGATTAAATAATATTCCTCTAAATAAAGATAATTTAAAAATAAATATAATAGGTAGTAATTCATTTAATTTTTACAATGTGATGAGAATTATTCAAACAATTATGGGAATAGTAATGATATTTATAGGGGCATATATGTATATACAAGTAAGTGGTCAAAATTTATTAACAAAAATTAATACAATTCCCTTGTTTGTTTTGGTTTTATTTGGTAGCATGGCTCTTTATAATGGATTAACTTCAACATGTTCATTATCTATTTTATTTGAAAATTATTTAAACTAATTAGTATAATTGATAACTTGTATAATTGAAAAAATATACCATCAAATTTAAAAAACCATTCCATTTTTAGTATTTATATTTTTTACTCGTTCAAGATATTGGGATACTTCTAATGTAAAATTACTATCAATATTATTAAAATTAACTAAATTTCCATTTTTATCGATATAAATTATTTCTAATTCTTCAATGCTTGGTAATAATTTTATATCAAAAACGATTTCATAATGTTTAACTTGCAAATCAATATTATTAATTGTTTTATTTATATATATTTTTGCTAAAATAATTTTATTATTAATTGTATTTTGTTGTTCTACTATAAAGTTACTATCAATATTATTAATACAGATAAAAATATAATCTAATACATCTGCACTAAAAGGTTTATATATATTTTTTTTAAAAATTGTTCCAGTATTACTTAAAAATCCATATTTTATAGGAAATATACAATAATTTGATGTAACAAGATTTGTCAAATCGCTAGTTTGAAAAGCTCCATCACTTTGGTCTTTTACAGGTAATACCCCACTTTCTTGAAAATTAGCAAATATCGGATTAGTATGATTTGTTGTAATTCCTTTCCGATTATAATTAATAGTATTAATAAAATCATTATTAAAATTTTCAAAATTCATAAAATTATTGTTTCTATAATAGAAAGAATATAAATTTGATGAAAATTCAAGATCTAATTCTAAATTATTTGTATCTTGATTTACATGAGAAATCTGAAATGGAATTTGATTTAGTATATCATTATTATTAACAAGAGATATTACACCTCCATATCCTAAATATTTTCCTTTAATCATTATATAGTTATTTTTGTATTTACGAAAATCACCAACTTTAGTATAATCAATAAATTTATTTGTTAGTTCAGAGAATTTAGGAAAAAGACCTTTATTAATTTTAGCTTTAAAAGTTCTTTTTAAATCAGTAAATGTTATATCGAAATAACCAAAAGGAAAATTATTGTAATTTGTATTAAGTTCAAAATCAAATTGAAATATAAATTTATATTCAGAGTCAGTATTTTCATCTTCAATGTTTTCATTATTTGTAGTAATATTTTTAATCCCAATAAGCTTACAAAGTAATATCATATTAGAACTATCATATAAATTTATGCCATCTGTAAAATCATAAATTGATGTGTCAGAAATATTAACATTACATACCATTTCTAAAGATATATTATTAATATAATTATCAATCCATTCACTTTCTTGTTCAGGTGAGTTCATATTAAATACTGGTTTATAATAGCCTGGAATATTAAAGTTATAAACTCCATCTTCCATAAAATCTAAACCATCTTGTTTTTGAAAATATTCAATATTATAAACGCCATTTGGAACGGGTTTAATATATTTATTGTTAAGTTCTTCTTCTTTAGTAGAACTATTAAAGATATAAGTTCTTTCTTCTTTTTGAAAACCGATATTTGGTTGCAAATATCCTTTCATTCCTGATATATTAATTGATTTTCCTGAATTATTCTGAAATGCAGTGATACCATTTTTTGAAACATTGAAAATATCCATGTTTGTGGAACTAGCATAATATATTTGAGTATACCATTCATTATTTATCAAAACAGGAATAGTTGTTAATAAATTTACATTAATAGAATTTTGAGAATTAACATCTAATCCATTATTTTGATAAACAGGCGCATATCTTATTATAACTGGTATATCATTTGCAAATTCAAAACGAATAGGATTTTGTAATGTGCATTTTACAACTGTTTTACCATTATATTCTTCAAAACTTGTTTCATTTATTATGTTAATCTCTTCATTTGTATAATTATCAGTTTGATGACTATTTAATGTATTTGAAAATTCAACTTGTTTACTAATATACTTTTTGTATAATGTATTATTACTACCCATATTGATATGTATAACCGTATCTTTTCTTAATATTAATTGATTAGTCCAATTTTTATGTAGATAGATTATATTTGTTTTTTTAATATTTGAATTAATTGTTTCAACATCCGAATTTAATTTTTCAGGTTTATAAATTGTAGTATAATAGTCTTTAATGGATATTGGTATTCCTCTTTTTATAGGATATTTAGGCGTAAATTTTAGATCTATTTTATAAATTCTGTATTTTTCTAGATTATTATCCCAACTTAATTCTTCTTTAACTGCAGATAATATAATATTATTATCAATGTTTTGATTGTATTCTATTGTATCAACATTCCATTGTTTATTTTGATCAATAAATATAAAATTAAATGTTATTAAAAAATTACTTAAATTTACATTATCATTAAATAGGTCTTGATAAAAAACATCACTTGGAAATACTACCCAAATAGTCTTAGTATTTAAGCCTGATTGACTATCAATATTAGTTCCATATAAAACAAAACCATATAAAATATTTATAAAATCAAATAATTTTAATTGAATATCTAAATCTCCAGATGTATTATTTATTAATTCCCTATATCGTGTATTATATAAGTTCCAACTACATATTTTGTGTATAGTATTAGTGTCATAAGCATTTTTAACTTCGTTATTTGAAACCAATTCTTTAAATAATTCCATATAAAATAAATTTACATTTGAATAGTTAAAATTTATATTCCCCCTTTTTTTTTGTTCGCCATAAATAAATATTTTAGCATAACTAAATTTATCAATTAAAAAGTTATAATTACCTAATATCTGGAATATACAATTCATTCTTCGAATATTATATTTAAATGAGTCTAATATATTATTTTCAAGTGTATTTGACCAATCTAAATTAATCATAAAAGTGTGTTGTGTAGGAAAATCATTCATGATTTGTATTATATCAATATATTTTTTCATTAAAGAAGTAATTGAATTTGTTAATTCGGCAAGTTTTAATTTATATTCTTCAGAATAAGTTTCTTCTTCTTCTGTATCATCAATTAATTTTTGTTTATCCGCAATTAAGGATTGTAAAATACCAATATCAAGTAAAATTCCTAATTCTTCACATGCTTTAATTATATTTTTATTATCAAGCATTGTAATACATGTGCGATATGTATCGTTAAATAAATCAGCGTCTTCAAAATTTTCATTACTACCTATATATACATAGTATCCATTCTTAAAAATATCTATTTCAATATTATCAGTATTGAAAAGATTATTATAAGTAGATGTAATACTGCTTGGTATATTAAAATCAAGAGTATTATTCTGATTTATATTATGATTTGGATTCGCGGTGATGATAACTTTAAATCGCAAATATGTATCATAAAAATATAGCCAATTATTTGCATTGTCAATTTTCTCAATTGTATAATTTAAAATATTATAATGTCGTTTATTATTTTCAATATCATATTTTTTTGTATATATTTTAATATCTTTTGTTAAAACATTTAAATTAATATAGTCCTTATCTAAAGTTATATATATATGATATAGCAAACCCTTAACTGGAATATATCCACTATATAAAGATGTATCTATAACATAACCTATTTTTACATTGTCTTGATCATAAATTTCTAAATTTTTGACAAAAATAAATAGATTATCATCAACCTTTAGTTCTAAACGATAGATATTATCTTGGATATTTACATATTTCCGTAATAAAGTGAAATACTCATACTGTGAGCCATTGGTAAAGTTTAATAAATTTTCACCTTTTAGAAACCAAGGTAATATTTTTTCATATAGTAATTTATTGCGTATTTCTTTTACAGTAGTTGAAACTATTTCACTTGATGTAATATTTAAACTATTTATTAGTGTATTATCATTTTTGCATATTTCATCTTTTAATTTATTTAAATTATTTATTTTTATAAAATTATCATATGTAAAAAGTTCTGTAGTTCCTTGTAGGATATTAATTTGTTTAGCGATATAATCCACTGAATATATAGTTTCATCTAATCCAATTCTATTATCTAATGCAGATATATCATTTGCAGCATTAGGTATAGGAATACCTAATTTGATAAATGCTAAGCGATAAATTAATATATTTAGATACATTTCAAAATTAATAAATTTATTCATAGAATGATTAATGGTCTCACGAATATTAAATAAATTTCGTTGAAATATTGGCTCTACAATTAAATTTTTAAGATATACCGTATCTCCTTTTTTAAAACCTGCAATATTATCTAATTTTAAATATAGTTTATTTTTAAGCTTACTATCTGACCCATATGTTAAATATAATTCAGTTATATTTCTCACATTAACTTCTATTAAATTAGATAGAGTATGATAAAATGGTAAATTATTTGTATTATTTTGAAAATCATCCAATTTATTTACTTTTTTTGGGTCAATTCCCATAATATCTTTTGGGGATTTATTATCCTCAAAAAAAAGAGAGAAATCTTCACATTTTAAAAATGATAAATTAAATTGTGTATTATCAAATTGTATGTCCCTATTATAATCAATATAAATTTCAAAACCATAATTTGTATTAAATTCTTCTTGAATAAACCATAATTTCCAAGGATGTCCTTCTACATTCCTTTTATTAATTTGATTGTATCGATGTAAATTAAAATCATTAATTAGTTGAAACAAATATGTTTCTTTAGTATATTGGTATAATATACTAAGATAATTTATATATCCTCCTCGGATAATATCATTTGTAGGAAGATTATCATGTATTTGTGCTATTTCGGGAATATCCATATAAATCCCCCATTCATTTGGAACTACGCAAAAAAATTGACGACTTTCAATACTATAGATTATATCCCCAACATAAAAAGGAAAAGATTGAGAAGTATCTCCTGACATTTGAAAAGTAACATTAAAATTGCCCTGTTGATTTGATGTTTTATCAAGTATTTTGCATACTCTAGCAAATTTATAAGACTCCATACTAAAATGGATATTTGTTATGCACAAGCATAATTCAAATTTGTTTAATAAACAAGGAACCCCTGTTTTTTCTATTGTAGTTCCATCAGATTGAATAATATTACCATTATTATATTTATTAATAAGTGCAATACCAATATTCTTTAATTTTGTATTTAAATTTGGAAACGAATTTTTAATTTCAAAAGGATTAATCTTAATTTGCTCTAGTAAATTATCAATTGTTTCATATAATTTATTATTCTCAATTTGTTCATTTATAAAATTATCAGGTATAGGACTTATAAGACGCAATGCATATGTATATGTAGGAAGGATGCGTGCAGTCATTTCTCTATTGAAATATTTTAATGAAAATTCTGATAATTTAGTATCATATATTTCATTTACTTCAAAGTATATTCTTTCATTATTTTGTATTACACAATTACTAGAATGTATAAATAAATATGGATTAATTGAATTTAAATATGCTTTATATTTTGTTCTATTATTTTTTTGATATGCTGATATTGAAAATTCACGATTAGCTGGATTATATGTATTTTTAAAAACTGGATGAGAAAAATCATTTGTATTTAAAGAATTTTTGCTTTTATCTGGATAAATAAAATCCTTTTTTACATGATCATATATTTTAATATCCGTTTTATTTAATTCATTTTCAATAGCTTTAGATAATTCAGGTTCATTATAATAACCATTGGATAGCATAATATCATAAACCGGATATACATTATATGTTTCTAAATTGTGTTTGCTTGTTTTTATAGGCGGGGCACTTACATATGCATATGTATATATCTTATTAGGATAATTCACTTTAATAATAATATCTTTTTTTTGTAAATAATTCATGTTATCAAAATTATTTGATTTTTCAAAAACAATGTTATAGTTAATGGGATAAAAGCCAATATTATAAAGTAATCCAATATTTTGTTGAGTGTCATTTAAAATAGTTTTATATCGAACTATTTCTAATAAATCATTAATGTTGGTTTGTATTAATGTATTTGATAAATTTTCTGAATTATCTATATAACCTGGATTATCATACTTATTTAAGATAATAGGTAATATATGTATATCTTTGATATATGTATCATTTCGGCCTAATAGAGAAACTCTAAAATTTATAATGTCATCATTATATTCAATATGTAAAACATCATTTATTTGATATGTTGTCTCGGCATCTTGTGTATGTATTAATAATTCATACGAAATAGTTTCAATTGTAGCAATTTCTATTTCATCTTTTAAATAAAGTTTGTCACCTAATAACCAAGATCCTTCTTTATATTCATATGACACTTTATAGTTATAAAATTTTGTTTCTGGGTCAAATTTAATATATTCGTTTATTTTATTTTGAACTTTTATATAATTATCTGTATTATCATCTTCAATATTTTTTCTTTTCGCATATACTTCATTTATAACTAAGTCCATTGCATTAAAATTTTCTGTTAAGGGTTTTATTGCAATTGTATATGTCCATAAAAAGTTTGTGCTAAAATTATTATTGAATATTAAACTGGATACGCTTCCTATAAAAGGTTTAGGAGAAAGGTTATCTAAAAGTAATTCAATTTTAATGTAATTATTTAAATTATCTTGCATAGTAATTAAATCATGATAATTAACATCGTATAAACTAATTGTGTATGTGTCATTATTAACATAAATAATAGAATTATTATAATAAATCAATGGCATTTTATTATTTAAAACATTAACTCGTTTTATCAATTTATCATCTAAAGATTGAAAAAAATCTAATGTTATGACATAATAGGCAAAAGCATTATTGGAATATATGTTTTCACTATGGGTGTATTTGTATAAAAAATAATAAGCAATTTGAAAGCCATATTTATCAATCAATGATTTTAAAGATATGTCATTGCAATTTTTAAGTAATTCATCTATAATAGTAATAATAGATGTTCCACTATATTTATGAATATCAGTAATAAATGCCCCTTGATATATGCCATAATAGGTATTTAAATTATCGTATAATGCCTTTCTGTTAAAATAATTATAATTAATAGATTGACAAACATAATCAATTGAACTAACTCTAAATTTATTAGATTTAATAATCATTTTAAAATATGCATTTACACCATATGAATATTTACCTGCATTTAATATAGTATTATTTATATTAAAGATGATATTGGGTAATTTTATATCTAGTAGTTTAATCTTATATATATTGAATAATTTATACGACAATGGAATTTTAAAGTATGTTGATGTTGAATAACCTGGAATAATATTGCTAATTTTTTTTAAAGTAAAACTCTTATTCGAATCTACATATGTAAAATCATCAACTGTGTAATCACCTGAAGCAAATATAATACTGTTAAATATCATATCATTGGAATCCGAAAATTGCTTGGGGTCTGAAAAAATATCTTTTACAATAGGATAAATAGTGAACCAATCGAATATAGTAAGCAACTCTTTATTTGTATATGTTGTCACTGTAAATAAAGGATTATTTAAGATTTTATCATACTGTAATATATTAATATTAACACCATTAAGTGTATCTATTTGGTTGTTCATAATATTTATATTTTCAAACATGATGACATCCTCGTTTCCAATATTAGTATTGTAAATTGTAAAAAAAAGTTTTCCGGGTTGATTAAGATTAAATAATATGGCAATTTTTTCATAGTTAATATATTGACTAATATTTCTTTCATTAATATCTCTATTTTTAGAATCAATTAAAACATAAGTATTTTTAATATAATGATTTCTTTTTTGAAGTTTTAAATATTGATCTTCCAATATACTTGGTATTTTAATTTGTGTGTGCTCAATATTATCATTTTTCTCATCATATTCATTATCATTTAAATTATTATAAAATATTGCATTTTTTTTTGAAACACTATTGTTTTCATCTAATTTTATATATTTTTTACTATCCATACCTTATACTTTAATATTAAAAAATTATCTTTAATATTAAATTATGTTATTTGTATTTAAAAATAGATTGACACTATTAAGAATTATTTTTTTTTCAATCTGATAAGGTCTAATACACCGCATAACTTCATCATAAGTAAGCCAATCAATATTTGAAATTTCAATTATTTGATTAGAAGTAAAATCTTTATTTTTATAGTCTAACATCTTATCGGTTTTTGCAATATAGTATATATGTTTGTATTTTTTCATATTAGAACCATAATATTTTTCAGTAAATGGAATTTCACGAATTATAACATCTAAATTTTCTATTGGAAAATTTGTTTCTTCATGAAATTCTCGTAAAGCTGCATCAAGATTACTCTCATTCATTTTGCGTTTTCCCTTTGGGAATTCCCATTCAGGTTCAATCCAATTATGTTTGCTATTGTATATAACATGTGATAAATTAGTATAATAATTATATTTATTAACAAAACCATGGCGAAATAAGTTGAATTTACGCTTAGCCACATTATATTCGTGAATAACCTTTTTGCGTAAATCATCATCTACAATTTTAGTAAAATCAAACGAATTATAATCAATTGAAAACCATAATGTATCAAAATCATCCTTTAAAATTTTAATTTTTTCAAAAATTGTCATTTCATTAAAAATTCTTTTAATATATTCAATATTATGAATACTATATTTTCCCATAACAAAATCCATAAAACCCAAACTAAATTTTCTTCTAATCATTAAAAACCGTAGTCTATTTTCTTCATCTCTACTACAAAGTATTATCCCCAAACTAATTATAGGTTCCAAACATGTTTTTAATATATGACCTAATTTACCACAATTACAACAGTAGACTTTTTTTTTATGGTTTATAACATTCATTTATTCTACTTATAAATATAAATATAATCTTGTTTTTAAGTAATCATTATATACATTTGTAGTTGCAAATAAAATATATAAAATCATTTATTTTATTATTTCAAATTAAAAAATTGAAACTAATTTAAAAGTAATCACTATATATAATATATTGCCATATAAATGAATAACATATCTGTTAAAAATATTTTATATCATAAATTATATTTACTACCCAAGCACGTTGATAAAAACATTGACGATACAATAATGAAACAATTGAAAAGTAATGTTGGTGATAAATGTATTAAAGAAGGTTTTGTAGAAGGAAATACTATAGATATTATTAAGAGATCTTTAGGACAGGTTGATGCAATTCATTTTAATGGGCGTATCTGTTATGATATTTGTTATAGTGCAAAAATATGTAATCCTATAGAAGGAACAAAATTAGAGGGTAAAATTACAGATATTAATAAAATGGGGGCATTGGTAAAAATTGGACCATTATCTATTGTTCTTCCAAAGCAATATCATAGTAATCCAGCAATATTTTCAAAAATAAATAAGGATAGCACAGTGATATTAACTATCGTTGGAACTAAATTTGAGCTATATGACACAGAAATAGAAGCAGTGGGGCTTATTGAAAGTATTAAGTAAGTAAATTGATATAATTATTAAGTAAATCTTTTTTATTTTAATAAAGTTTTAAAATCGCGAAAGGTTAATCCCATTTTTGAAGATTTTGCTGAATATTTAAATTTCTCACTAAATTGAAGAGATGGATCGCTAAGACATTCCGCCATGAGTGCTCTCTTTTTTGACTGGACATTTAATAATAATTGGTCAATTGTCATGATTTCATCTTCATCAATAATAATTTTATAAACATCGACATTGCGCTCCTGTCCAATACGATGGCATCGTGCTATTGCTTGAATTTCATTTGCGGGGTTCCAATCTGGTGTTAATGTATATACCTTATTAAATACCTGCAAATTTAGTCCAACACCACCACAAAGGATTTGCATAATTAAAACATCAACATTGCCTTCCATACATTTTTTTACGCATGTATCCCTAGTAGTTAAATTCATAGAACCATTAAATTTGGCTATTTTCAAATGCGGATATGTTTTTGCCAATGTGGTGTGAATAATATCCATTTCTTGTTGAAAATGACATATGATAATTGATTTGTCATTTTCAACATGTTGGCTAAATAGTTCAATTAATTTTGTTTCTTTTGTAGAAGGATTATCCCATAGTTTAGGATTTTCGATATTATATTTTTTTGCCAATCCTTTAATAACAATATTTGGATTGATAGTTGCCTGTCTAAGACGGAGCAATAGTTCAAATAATTCCATCATTTTATTTTTCTCATTTTCATCTACGATACGTAAATATTCGCTGCGTATTTCTTGGCGAACTTTGATATAAAATTGTCTTTCTTCATCATTGTCAAATGGTATATTTACAATATTTACAGTTAGATTTTTAAATTTATCTGCAACTATTGTGCGATTTCGTCTTAATATATATGTTCTTCTCAAATGCTCAAACTGGTCTGAAATCTCTGTTTTTGAAAAGTTTAGAAAACAGAATATAGACTTTAAGTCATCCAGTCTATTTTGAAGTGGAGTTCCAGACAAACCCCAACGACACCTAGATTTTAATAAAGAGGCTCCCATAAAAGCTTTAGTGTTCTGGTTTCGTATAATGTGACATTCGTCTAAAATAATTCTACCCCAAGTATATGTATGCAAAATTGTTGGTTGAAATTTTTTGTCAACAATGTCGTAAATTTGATGATATCCTGTTAAAACAATTTCACATGGATGGCGTTCAATGTGTGACTTTGACATAAATAAAGTTTTTCCATGGTGTATATAAATTATTGCTTTAGGCACTATTTTTTTTATTGCTTCACGCCATTGTTCTATAATAGAAACAGGAACAACTATAAGTGTTTTTCCAACTGGATTACCTATTATTAAACTTATTGTCTGTAAAGTTTTACCAAGTCCAGGGTCATCACCTAACAAGCCAACCGGTTTTAAACTATTGTTTTGGGACAACTCGTGAGAGAGCATCCATCGCACACCTTCTTCTTGATATGGAAAAAGTTGCAACTTAGATAACTGAAGAAAATGTTTAATTCTCGTTAAAGCCGTTTCAACTCGTTGCATTGTTTGTATAAAAAATATTAACTTTATGCTATATTTAAAATTTGTTATCAATTTTTTTTACCCCAAATTGTTTTTAATTTCACTATTAAAACTTGGTTAAATTGTATATACACATTGAAATAAAATAGTAAGAACAAATAAAAAAGCCTTGTTAGGTCTTTTTTACCTTCATTTCAGATGTTACCTAAAGAGTGTTAATAATGTATGCGCGCCATGTGTAGAGTTTCAAAGCAATTTAGCGGCGGTCATCAAAGCGGGGTCTGCGGTCGTCTCTGTCATGGCGGTCATCAAAGCGGGGTCTGCGGTCGTCTCTGTCATGGCGGTCATCAAAGCGGGGTCTGCGGTCGTCTCTGTCATGGCGGTCATCAAAGCGGGGTCTGCGGTCGTCTCTGTCATGGCGGTCATCAAAGCTGGGTCTGCGGTCGTCTCTGTCATGGCGGTTAAAAGCAGTCCACTCAATTGTGCCACCACCAATAACCCTAAGAACACGCATGCTGCGCGCCATGGCGAAAAGAACTCTGTTGAATGGTGCCCGCTCCATTGCATCGCAGCCGAAACTTGAGTAGGTCGCATTGTAGAGTTGATCCAGTTCATTCCTTCTTGAAATTCCATGACAAGCTGATTTGAACTTTTTGTAGAAGGCTTCGGCTGTTTCAAGGGCATATTCTTCAACTCCGTCGTTGTCCATCATCTTCAAAAAAGCTTCGGCTGCCTTTTGAGCACCTTCATCAGTGCGTGGGTCAAATTCGCGGTCCCTTTCAGACCTCACTGGTGTAATGTTCATTTCTACATTGTAATTCACATCTCCTGGTTTTGTTTCATCGGTATGCCATTCATTCGTCGTTGCAGTGCTCATGTTCTTCTTGTCGCGTATTACTACTTATAAATGGGTATATTGTAAAAACACTATCAATTTTTTTTAGCCCATTGTAGTTATGTTTCCATGTTAGTATTTAAATCTAAGAATTATATTATATAAAAAAAATAGCCGCTTAAGGCTTTTTTTTTGTTTTAGCTTACCTTTAATTTGATCCTGGATGCGAGGCATTACTTTTACTGCCTCTCAACTGAAACTGCTCGGGTCCCTCTGGTTGAATTGTCATCCCTGTGGTGGTGATCTTGTCTCGCGTTGCCATAGTATGAGCTTGGCCCATCTCTTCCTCTGCGATCGTCAAAGCGCGGTCTGCGGTCATGATGATGGTCATCTCGGCGCTCATCTCTTCCATTGCGATCGTCAAAGCGCGGTCTGCGGTCATGATGATGGTCATCTCGGCGCTCATCTCTTCCATTGCGATCGTCAAAGCGCGGTCTGCGGTCATGATGATGGTCATCTCGGCGCTCATCTCTTCCATTGCGATCGTCAAAGCGCGGTCTGCGGTCATGATGATGGTCGTCTCGGCGATTGAATGCATTCCAAGAAATCGTTCCGCCGCGGATGACCTTCAAAACCTTCATCTCTCGTGCCATTGCAAACAACACCTTGCTGAACTCAGGGCGGGTCTCATGCTTTGACCCGAAGCTCAAGTAAGTCGCATTGTACAACTGGTCAAGTTCCTGACGACGAGTAATTCCGTGACAAGCCGATGTGAACATTTCGTAAAAACCAATGGCTGCTTGAAGAGCATCTTCATCAACCCTCGCTTGGCCATCTTCATGCTTTGGCTCAGCCGAAGTATCTCTCACACTACGATCATTAGTGGAACCAGTAAAATCCTTAGTTGTGTCCATTCTTTCAATACTATGTATCTAATATCCTACTTGTCACCGGGTTTCTAAAAAAAAAACTATCAATTTTTTTTAGCCATTTATCACGCTAAATAAAATAAAATCATTTATAAATAGAATATATATAATGGAAATATCCAAAACGCATATTCATTTTGTTCTTCCGGGTGGAGGTGTAAATGGAGCATTTCAAGCCGGATTTTTATATAGATTATTTAAAGATTGCTATGATAAAATTATTATTGATCGTATTGATGGAATTAGTGTAGGTGCGCTAAATGGATTAGCAATAATTTTGGAAGATATAGAATTTATAAAAAGTATATGGTATTATATTGAAGATCGTGATACGGTGTTTAATTCACATAGCACAAATAGTGAAATATGGTATAAAGGTAGTATATATGATAATGTAGGATTGCGCAATCTTATTTATATGCACAAAGATTTTATAAAAAAAGAAGAACTAGAAAAATATAATTGTGTAGTTCATAATTGCACTACGCAAACTTATGAATATATTAATGGAATAAAAGAAAATTTATTTGAATTTATTATCGCAAGTGCCAGCCCACCATTTATTTCACCATATTTAAAAATAGATGAAACCTTTTATTCAGATGGTTGTTTAGACCAAATTTATCCAATTGATAATCTTATGCAAAAAGACTTGGAACAAATAAAAATAGAAAATAATACAAATAACGATACACATAATGTTCAAAATAAAATTAATCTAGTTATAGGATATTATGAAAATAACAATTACTATTTATTTAATATCTATAAAACATTTAAAAAAAACATATACAATAACAACATCGATATACAAAAACTTATAGATTCTAATAAAATTATAACTATTAATAACCCCTGTTTTTATAATTTAATTGATTTCAGTAGAGAAAATATTGAAAATGGATTTAACCTTGGAGAAAAAGCGGCCATTGAATTTTATAATACACATATATTAAAAGTTAACAGATAAATATGTCATTTTATTCATTTAAAATATAGTATATAAAATGAATAAAATTACATTATTTGTGGTTTTATAAATTTAGACTACCTGGTTCTGGAAGAGGATCAATATTGGTGTTATAAAATGACTGAATTTGTTTTAGATAACTAAAATCATTCTTAGTAACAAAATTAATAGCAATTCCCTTTCTACCATAACGACCACTTCTTCCTATTCTGTGAATGTACACTTCTTTTTTAACAGGCAAATCATAATTAATTACAATACTTACTTGTTGCACATCTAATCCTCTTGCGATAATATCTGTTGCTAGTAATATTCTTATTTCTCCAAGTCTAAATTTTTTAATAGTAGTATTTCTTTCATTTTGTGTCATATCGGAATGAATACTACTAACAGTAAAATTATTTGCAGTTAAACGACTATGTATATATTGTGCCTTTTTCTTACTATTTACATAAATAATAGTTTGATGAATACTTAGATATCTATAAAGGTCAATTAATGTTTCAAACTTATATTGTTCATCATCTAAATTTACATAATATTGAACAATACCATCCAAAGTTAGTTCTTCATTCTTAACCAAAATTTTTAAAGGATTATTCATAAATTTGGTTGTCATTTCAATGGCTTCTGCATTCATTGTTGCACTAAAAATGCAAATTTGTGTAGTATTTGGTATAAATTGAAATATATCATATATTTGATCTTTGAACCCTATAGATAACATCTCATCTGCTTCATCTAATACCATCATTTTGATATTATTACTCTTTAATACATATTTTGATAACATATAATAAATTTTACCGGGTGTTCCTATTACAATTTGCGTATCTTCTTTAAAAGGCACTTTTGTATCATTTTGGTTGTCTATTCCTCCAATTAATAATGAAATGCTATATTTAGTATATGTATTAAATGCAACGGCATTATCATAAATTTGAGATGCTAATTCTCTTGTAGGTGCCATAACTATTATTTGCGGTTCATATAATCTTTTATCGATTTTACTCAAAGATGAAATTAAAAATGCGGCAGTTTTACCTGTTCCCGATTGTGCTTGCGCTATTACATCATGTCCATCAATAATTGGCTTAATTGCAAGTTGTTGAATACCACTTGGCTTTTCAAAACCATATGCAAAAACTCCTCTTAATATTTGTAAATCAATATTCATATCATCAAATGATGTAAATCTTGTTATATTTTGACTTTCATTTCCATCTTGTACTATTTTATCATTAGTATCTAAATTGTTTTCCATATTCAATTCTATAGATATCTTTATTAATATTATCTTTATATTAATTTTTATATGTAATTTAATTATGAATTTTTTTTAGTTCATTGTAAATAATCATTAATAATACTTTATCAAAATGGTTCATATCAAAAAAATCTCTATTTTTAAGATATTCTATGCAATCGATAGCCAATTCAATATTGTATCTATTTTTATTATTATTATGATTATAAAACCAATATTTTAGTATATTATATTGAATATCATTTAATGATTCATATATAGTGTGTGTTTTCGTCTCGTTCACCTTTAAATCTGGATATTGTATTGTTTTTGATTTATAATTGCAGTGATATAGTGAATTACCATATGTCTCAACTATTAAATTACCATTTATTCGTGTTGATTTACTGGGAGAATTGCTCATTAATATTTAACTATATATATATCACACATATAATTTTAAATAAAAAAATGCAAGAAAGTATTTATTTTATATATAAATATACAAAATGAATAATATAAATATATATATATGGATGGAAAAAAATATAAAGAATTAGGGAAAATATCAAAAGGGACATATGGTGTAACTTATAAAGTTGAATTTAATAATACTATTTTTTGTAAAAAAGTTTATATTATTGATGATTATAAATATGGATATACGGATGATTTTATTAGAGAAGTATTAATTTTAAATACAAATATTACACTACTAAATTTACACGACGTATTTGTTAAAAATGTTATAGAAAACGATATTCATATAGTTATAGATTATTATGATAACACGTTGTCTAGTTTTATTAAAAACGATAGTTTTACAAAAAAACATTTAACATTTATACATATTAAAAATATTATTCCATCTTTACTTATTCAACTTTATAATGTTCATAAAACCGGATTTATACATAGTGATTTAAAATTAGATAATATACTTGAAAAAAATGGTGAAATATGTATTTGTGATTGGGGATTGTGTGAATATTATGGATACCCAAAACAAAAAAAAATATATCAATGTAGTAGATATTACAAAGCCCCTGATAGAAGATTATCAATTAATGTTGATTTATTTAGTTTAGGAGCATGTATTTATTATTTATTTACAGGGGTATCTGTATGCTCTAAAGAAAATATAGTAAAAGATGATATCGAAAAAAAAACGATAAATCTTAAAAAAATATTAGATAATAATGAATTTTGTATATTACAGAATTTAATTACAGATGATATGAATAGGCCATCTGCAAAAAAAATATTAATAGATTTTTATAATTATATACCATCATATATTGATAACCATTTTGAAAAAATAGAACAATTAATTGATCAAAGTGAAATAAATATGATAAATAAATGTTATTATTACGACTTAATATTTTCTTGTAAATTAAATTTAAAACGAGTTAAATTTGAAAAATATACATTTAATGATGTATTAAATACCAAATTGTATGAATTGGAATATTTAGATGATACATTTACATATTTTTATAATGTTAATGTACAATCCAATAAAATATCAAAATTTAATCAAGATGCATTATTTAAATTTTTAAAATACTATTTTTTATCTTATATCAATATAAATACTATATTTCTCTCCCTAAATATATTTAATTGCGTTCAAGATGCAATAGATCTAATCAATTATAGACTATCGGACATTGTAAAAATTATAATTAATTATTCTTGTAAAATTTTAGAATGTTCATCTTATAACATTAAACTAAAAAATATGGAAAATATGGATATACCGAAAATTGAAATAATTATTTTTAATTATTTTCAAAATAAAAATATTGAATTTGTGCCATATACATTTTATATCTATTATTATATTACAAAAATTGTACAAAAATATAGTGATTATTATAGACGAGAGATGCAAAGATTAGAAACATTGTGTTTATCTCTTTTTTTTATTGTATTTATCAATATGATAAATATAAATAACAATAATTTACATTTATTATCTATAAATATTGTTATACAATCAATATATTTTATAAAAAATAATAAATTAAATGTAGATAATGATATTTACCAATATATTATTGAAAACTCAAAATTAATTCCAAAATGTTATATAACAAGTGTAGTAGAGGACAGTGATTTAAGAACTTATTTATATCATTAAAAATAAAATATTAGACATATTTTATTTTTAATAAATTATTCATATAAATAAAGATTAAGCTATTAATCTAACATTATAATAGATGATTGAATTTTAGTTTTGTGTTCTTCTATTTTATCATCTAAGCTTTTATTATCATCTTTAATTGATACAATATCTAATGCTATCTTATTATGATTTTCCAATAGCTCATTGTGAGTTTTTATTAATTTATAAATATTTTCTGTATTTTGTTTTATTTGTTTGGGGTCTATATTATCAACAACATATTCTACTCCATTTTTCATTTCATACATAGTAGTCTCTATATTTTCTACTCTTGTTTCAATAGGTTCTATTCTTGTTTCATTCATTATTTCTAGTATTTTGTTAATTTTATGTATATTTGTTTTCATTTGTTCTACAGTATTTGTATTTACATCAAACTTTTTAATTGTATTGTAATAATTATCTGAAATCATTTCAGTAGTGTTTTCATATCTTCGTTGGTATAATTCCTCATTTGCAGTATTATTTATAATTAATTGTGAAACCTGTGTTTCTAAATTTGTTAGGCGTTGTTTTATTTCAATTGTAGTTGCATCCATATAGCCAAATTTTTCTATAATGACGGGGTGATTTCCAATATCTATATCGTCTATAGTTATTTTTTTTTTATTTCTATTTAAACTTTCTTTGATTTTTTTGGTTCCTGAATGAAAAATATTACCGAGAAAATCTTTAATTTCATTAAACTGTTTTTCTAATTCTACAAAATTAGAAATTTTATCATTTTGTTGTTGTTGGTCAACATGTGTTTCTTGATTAACATCATTATTATTAATATCTACTTGTTCACTCATCTCTTTTATAATATAATCCAATACTTTTTTTATTGAAAATCTATATTAAAACAATTAATGGTATAATTTATATAGATAAATAATGATAGTGCTATCATTTGATATTGGAATTAAAAATATGGCATATTGTCTTTTAGAGACAACTCTGAATAAAAAAGTAAATATTTTAGAATGGGATATAATGGATATAAGTAAAATTCCGAAATGTTCGCTGTGTAATAAATCATCTAAATCCTATGTTAATATGGAAAAGCATAAAGATCCCAATACAATTAATTATTATTGCTCAAATCATACAAAATCTTATGCTGAAAAACATTTTATTAAAAAAGATATTAAAAGTATTAAGGACAGTGATAAAATGGATTTAGATTATTTAGGACAAAATATGTATGAATATTTAGAAAATAAAAAACAATTATGGAATAATATTGATCAAGTAATATTTGAAAATCAACCTGTTTTTAAAAATCCCAAGATGAAGTCAATTCAAATGATACTTTATAGTTATTTTCTACATAAAAAATGTATTAATAACACAGGTATAGGTGTTTTAAAGTTTTATTCTGCAAAGAGAAAATTGGAAATTAAAGGACTAAATGTTGATGTATCAAAACTAGATAAAACAGAGTATAGTGATAGAAAAAAAATGTCTAAAATATATTCTCGTGAAGTATTGCGAATATTAGAGGATTTTGCTAATATTCAAAAACTTAATGATGTTGAAAAAGAAGATGATTTATGCGATTGCTTTATTCAGGGTTTGGAGAATTTGCAGACACACGGTTTGTTTGATTTATCAAATTAGATATTTAAATTTATAGTTCGTCTATTGTTAGTTCCTTTACTAATCATAGACCCATTAGGAGAACCGTTTTTAGGACTAGGTTGTTTTGCAGATCTTTCCAATTCTTTTAATATATCATCTACACCAGTAGGTCCTGTCATTTCTCGTCTAGGTGCCTGTGAAATTTTTACCTGATTACTCGGTTGTGGCCTTGGACCAACAATATTTGGATTTGATCTTTGGTCATTTTGTGGTGTAAAATTAAAATCTGGATTTAGTGTAGGACCTCGCATTTTATTTGTTTGTGGAAATTGTGCAGGTGGTCTATTAAATTGTGGTTGAGTTTGAGGTTGTGGTTGATTTCTATTTTGGTTCATATTTTGGTTACTAAATTGATTATTATTCTGTTGAGAAGATTGTTCCGGTTTTGATGCAGCACTTCCTTGATTTTGGCCAAACATACCTGCAGGCACAGATTGTCCCATTTGGTTCATTGCTGCTTGAGCAAATTGTTTCATCATATCAGGATTTTGTTTCATCATTTCTTCCATGCCAGGTAAACTGCTCTTAAACATGGTATTTGTAAGATGAACCATTGCGGCGCTTCCACCCACCATCATCATTAATTTAATTTCAGGAGGAACTTTTGCCGAAGTCTTATATTTTTCATACAATTCCCCAAATACATCATTATAATCGTCAATATTTTCATGGACACTTTCACTCCAACCATCTAATTTTAGATCAAATGGGTCAAATTTATTATTTAAAAACTCTAATGCAGTAATCGTTGTCATTAAAATTTTTGCACCTAATTTCTCTGAATTATTTTTCTCTCTTTTTTTTCTTTCGCGCCTTATAAATGATCTTACCTCATCTACAGGTGAATTACGATTAAAATGCGATGGAACATGGATATTATGTTTATTTTTTAATGTATCACATTCAGATAATAATTCATCGATATTAAGATCATCTAAATCATCTTTTTCAATTTCTATCTTTTTCGCTTGTGTTTGTTGTGTATGTTCTGTATTATTATTTTGTGGTTTAGTATTCTTATGATCTTCATTATTTAGATTAAAATGTATAGAAGATAAATCTTGAAATGGGTCTGGATTATTATTATTGAACTGCTTATTAAGATCATCTATACTTAAATCTATATTTTTCGTTGATGGGTTATTTAAATTATTCATATTTAAAGAATTAGATAAATCAATATTTAAATCATTTATTGTTTCTTTACCTAAATCGGGCAAATTATTTTTGAATTGAATTTCATCAAAATTTGTATTCATATTTTTTACAGCATCTTTTAAAAAATGATCTTGAGAATTTTCTTGTTTATGTTTTAAAAATCTATCTTTAGAATTATCATTTTTTTGTAGTTGATCAAAAAGATTAAATCCATCATTTAAATTGAGGTCTAAATCACCTTTAGATAAATCTAAACTAGCCAAGTCTTGATCCATACTAAAAGATTGACTTCTTTTTCTATTTTTATTTTCTAATAAATCAATACCAATATTGGAGATCTCAAATAATCTTGGAGGACTATTCATTTTATTATTATTTTCATTTACATTTGTTTTGTTTACACTTACTTTAAAATCGGGTGTATTATGTAAATCCAAATTATCAATATCAAATAATTTTAGTTGAGGTTTTTCTATGTTAAACTCAGTCATATCTATACTCATAGGTATATTTTAAATCTTTAAACCAAACTTAATAAAAAAAATTGTTTAAATTAACTTAAAAATTAAACTATTTTAAATAATATTATGGATGAATTAGAAAAAACACTTCATTATATTATCTATCATAAAATAAATAAAATCTTAGATAATATTAGTAATGATTTTAATATAAATCGGGAAGATCTTAATAATTATATTGAAAAAGAACAAGATAATGAGCAAATCCAAGAAAATATATGTAATAGTGAAAATGCAATAATAGTGTTACCCATCATAAGTGATGATGATACAACTGAATTATCAAATGATGTAAATAAAGAAAAAAATAAATTTTGTGAAAATAATAATAATGAAACTGAAATTGTTATAAAATGCAAACAAATTACGCGTAAAGGCAAACAATGTGATTATAATGCAAAACCAAATTCAGAATATTGTGGCAGACACTCAAAATAGTTTATATTTTCTTTCATAAATATATATGGGTTCTATAAATTATTTTGATTATAAATTATTGGTAGAAGAAACAGTTAAAAATTATTGTTCTAACTTAGGACTATTGTTCCCTAGTAATTTTAAAAAAATGGAGAATATATTTTTTAATATAATTTTAAAAAAAAATAATTTATGGTCAAGTGATAAAGTCAATGATAATAGTGGAGATATTCCTGTTTTTATAATAAATATTAGAACTATTGTTAATAGAATGTTAGAATTTATATCAAATAATGAGCTTGAATTTAATAATAAGAATATATACACATATAAATGGTTACCAATTAAAAATACTTATTCAATTTATAAAAAATTACATGGTATTTTTGAAAATGGTGGTTTGGGTGCTATTTATAACCTTTTAGAAATATATAATCAAACATACATAATTGGGGAGAATATCGATGATACTTCAGATATAAGCAGTGTGTTATTTATTTATGATCAAAAAGGTGATTTACAAAAGTACGATTATAGTCCAAATTTTCCATTAGTATTATATGATAATAAATTAGGTAATTTTTTAGGTATTCCTGTAATTTATTGGAATAAAATAAGAGCATTTACTTTAGATTGTCGGTCTGATATGTTTTTAGAAATAATGAAAAGATGGAAAACAGTATTAGTTGCAATTCAACCGTGTGTTAATAATTACTTTAATCAATGTAAGCGTGAATATAGGAGAACTCATGAACCTATTGTAATATGGGGAAATTGTCCAAAGTTTAATGATAAAATAGAAACATTAAAACCAAGCACAATTTTATTTAAAAAAGATGCAAAGTGGGAAAAAGAGTACAATAGTTTTAAAAACGCACTTAATTACTGACATTAATAAAATAAATGATAAATGAAATAAAAATAAATGTAAATCCAACATAAATAAGCCTTTCTTCTTTTGTTATAATAAACCAAATATCTTTAAAGATATATGTTGTAAATTCATATAGATTGTTAGATATTTTAATATATTTATTAATATAAATTAAAGTTGAAAAATCGTGGAATATACCTGACATTATATTGGACCATTGTTTCAACATGCTATTAAGTGATTTATCGAAAAAATTTTGTTTCTCTTTTTCTTTCAGTGTATTTGCAGTCTGATTTAGATTATTTAGTAGATTTTTTTCATCTTTTGTAAGATGCTTATCAATTGACAATTCAGACGTTGTATCTATAGTATATGGACTATCTATTTTATTATTAGACATATATTATAATAGTTCATTTATTTTTTAATAAATAGTATTAAAAAATAAATAACCTAATTTATATCTATTAATTTACTAATTAAATTACACATCACACATCACACATCACACATCACACATCACGCATCACACATCACACATCACACATCACATTTAGGCAGTTGCGGGCTTAGGAAAGTGAACCTTCATATACTTTTGAAGGTTAAAGTAGGTAAGGACTTCACCGTCAGGAATAGCAAGAAGAGACTTAAGCTTGGTATCAGGGTTGATATTGCGCTTGCTGACAGAGTCTTGAAGATTATGTTGTTTGATGTATCCAGTAATAAACTTAGTTACTTCAGTTCGAGCAAGTTGAGTGCCAGCCGGTTTACCCATGAAACTGCACATCTCATCAGAAATGTTGGTTGGCTTGACAATGCCAGAAGGAGCTTTCTTAGGGGCATTCTCATCAACTACAGCAGGAGCACGGCGTCTGCGCCCACCAGATTTCTGAGCGACTTTAAGATCAACACTATCAGCTTTAAAGTTCAAAACAACTTGACTACGAAGAGTTTTAAGACTTGCAAGTTGTGCATCAATAGAAGCAAGCATAGATTTATAACGGTCCTCGCGAGTTTGACTAGTAGAAGTTTCAGTTACTTCATTAGTAGTCGGTTCAGACACAACAGTGGAAACAGTAGTTGAAGGAGCTTCAGCTACAGGTTCTTTCTTAGTGCGAACGACTTTCTTAGGGTCAGTATTAGTAGGAGCAGTAGTAGGGGCAGAAAGAGCTGCGGGAGCTGCAGTGGATGGTGCAGAACTAGAGGTGGACTTAGCTTGAACACGAGCGGGCATCGTTGATTATATAACTATTATTATAGACTTATCTTTATATCATTTTAACTGTTCAAATTTTTTTAAAAATACAGAGGCAATTCATCATTTTTTAAAAAAATGATAAAAATAAAGAAAAAAATATAAAATATTATAGTTAAAAATAATTTAGTAATAAGAACACTAAATAGATAATTCTAAAGAATATTAATTAATTTTAACTAATAGTAGATAACCATAATCTTAATCCAACTAATATGCAAATTCAATTTAAAAGATTAAATAATTATATGAATTGAATATAATAGAAATCATGAGAAAAATATATTTTATTTAGATATATAATAAATGTATTTAGCAATATTAGCTTTTTTACTCGTTTTTATTTTATATTTTCTATACCAAGAAGAGATAAACTTTTATTTAGATTATAGTGCAGCCAAAGCCATGGATGCTGCATCATCCTCAGGCGGTTCTGCTATTTTTAATTACTATAAATATCATATGATGTAATAAATAAAATAATATTTGTCTATACATATTGTTTATAAGGAAAGATATAAAGCTATTTATAATGTTGATTTTTTAACTTGATTATTTTATTGATTTCTTATCTCTTAAAAAAATTTGAAATGAATAAAATGATATAAAGATTAATCTTAAAGTATTATTTACATAACAAAACCAATGTCTGCGACAATTGTCAAGCCTAGCACTTTAGATAAATCACTCGTTAATTTTGGCGAACCCCAGTCAAACTCACATGGAGGAAAATCACTAAAAATAGGATATTCGCAAGAAAAAAATTTTCTCATTCAAGCACCCCCGATGTACATTCCATGGGATCTTACCAAGGAAGAACTTAAAGCTGATAGTTCAGCAAAAGACCCTAAAACCTCCGCTTCTAGTGGAATAAAATATAGTATGCAGCTATCATTCAGAGGTATTGATGGAACAGATGCTAATGCAAAGCGTCTTAAAGCATTTCATAATATGATTTGCGAATTGGATAATTTACTTGTAGAAACAGCTAGTGGAAACTGCTTGACTTGGCTTAAGATGAAAAGCGCACCTAAGCCAGTAGTTGAAGCACTTATTAATTCAACAATTAAGGTAAGTAAAGATACTGTTTCACAAGAACCTGATGGAAAATATCCAGATTCAATTAAGGTAAGAATTCCATACTATAGCAAGGATGATAAACTAGGATGCACTTTCTTTGATAAGGAAGGAAAACAACTAACAGATATGTCTGTTCTAAATAGGTTACGCAGAGGGACACAGGTAACATGTATCCTCGAATGCGGTGGAGTATATTTTAGTAATGGTAAGTTTGGTATGACTTGGTCTCTGTATCAATGCGCCATAAAATCAGAGAATTCAAATAGAATACCAAAGGGGATTTGCCTTATTACAGACAGTGATGATGAACTAGAAATTGGTGAACAAGTGTCCACTCCAGTTCATAAGCCGACATCAAGCCAAGTAAGTTTTACGAATAAACTCGTGCAAGACGAAAATGATGACGATGAACTTGATAATTCTCCGGTTTATCCTGCAAATACTCCTGTTGAAACTAAATCAACTGTAAATGAAGCAGTTGGTCCTAAAAAAATTATTAGAAAAACGGTTGCTTCCGTTAAAAAATAAATATATGAAATTTTATTAGATTTGATATTTTAGAATTAATAATAAAACATTAATTTTATAAATATTTTTATTTGTAATTATTTCACTATTTATATTTTAGGATTATAAATCATATTAGTGGTCATTTTATTGATAAGATAATATTATGACAATAAAAATAATAGTATTCATTAATAATGTAATAAATATTATCATTTTTAATAATTAGTTCTATTTAATAATTACATAATGATTTTTAAGATATATTTTTTATTATGAAAAAATTGATTTTTTTAAAAAAGTAATATAAAATATAAATAAGATATCAAACCATATACAAATAAAATGACAACAGACACATCACATGCAGTTATAATAATAGATCATAATATACATTTAAATAATGAAATTAACTATATGCGTTGTATGGCTAGAAAATCAGACCATACACAATGTACAAATAGTAAAAAAATAGGCGATTTTTGTAAAATTCATTCCGAAAAACAAAATATATTCCGTATTGACGAACCTTTTACAATTAAAACTAAAAGAAAATATAATAAGAAACTAATCCACGCATCAA